CCCACAAAGCCGTCGTGGTTATCGACACTGGGGAGTCACTGCTGACGTTCTGCGCTGGCGCTGACGAGATGGAGCTGGCCGAGATGATCGGTCAAGCAAACGAGATGGCACAAGCAATGGTGCTGCGCAATGCACCACCCAAGGAGATGTTTAATTGAGCAAACCATACGACAACATCATCACAGTCGATGCAGAAACTCGCTGGTCGAGAGCTGACTACACACTCAGCAAGATGACCAACGAAGAGTACGTCCGCGACCAACGCTTCAAAGCGTTTGGGTTCTGCTTCCATGAGTACGGCAGCGACGACCCCATCGTGTGGGTACGCCACGTAGACCTGCCGTACTACCTTGCGTCCATTAACTGGAGTAGGACAGCGTTGCTTGCGCACAATGCCCAGTTCGACGTGTCGATCTTGAGCTGGCGCTACGGGGTCAAGCCTGCGTTCATCTTCGATACGCTGTCCATGGGCCGCGCAGTGCGCGGTGTTGAGGTCGGCAACTCCCTGATGAAGCTGGCGCAGGACTTCGGCCTGCCGCCCAAAGGGCACGCGGTGTACAGCACGGATGGTTTGCAAGAGCTGACGCCGGAGATCGAGCACGAGCTGGCTGAGTACTGCAAGCACGACGTGTTCTTGTGCGAAGAAATCTTTACCAGATTGGTAAAGAACTACCCCGCCAAAGAACTGCGCCTGATCGACATGACCCTGCGCATGTACACAAACGCTTGCCTTGAGCTGGACCGGGAGATGCTCATCAAAGCACTATCAGAAGAAGGAGAAAAACGTGAAGGCCTACTTAAGAAACTCGGCATCGAGGAATCTGCACTTGCGTCGAACCCAAAGTTTGCGGAAGTCCTTACTCTCATGGGCGTCACTCCCCCTACGAAAGTCAGCAAGACCACTGGGAAGGAGGCGTTTGCTTTCGCAAAGAATGACGCGCTATTTCAAGCGCTGCTCAACGGTGAACGTGAAGACGTTGCCCTTCTTTGTGAGGCGCGTCTTAGGGTCAAGTCTACAACCGAGCGCACGCGTGCACAGCGGTTTTTGGACATATCGGGCAGGGGTGCGCTCCCGGTACCGCTTAGCTACTACGGCGCAGCAACGGGCCGCTGGACTGCGGCCAAGGGCAGCGCCATCAACATGCAAAACCTCAAGCGAGGTTCGTTCTTACGCAAAGCAATCATGGCACCGGTGGGGAACCAGCTTGTCGTTGGGGACCTTTCACAAATTGAACCGCGAGTACTGGCGTGGCTTGCGGATTACGAAGATATGCTCGACATCTTCCGGTCTGGCAGTGACGCTTATGCCGCTTTCGGCGCTCAGATGTTCGGTATACCCGGCCTTTCAAAAGAAAGTCACCCAGACCTTAGACAGTCTGCAAAGTCGGCGCTCCTTGGCGCGGGGTACGGCCTTGGATGGGCTTCTTTCGCTGCCCAGCTTCTCGTTGGATTCCTTGGCGCACCTCCCGTACGCTACGATAAATCGTTTGCGAAGAAGCTCGGTGTGGACGCCGCCTACATCGACCGTTTCGTTGGGTGGGACGAGAATGTTAAGAAGCTCCGGGAGATTCCCCACACCTGTACGGAACGTGAGTTGCTGATCCACTGCGTCGCGGCCAAGAAGATCATCGACATCTACCGCAGCACAGCGCACCCCGTGGTCAGCTTCTGGGACATGTGCAGCAAGCTGATGGAGAAGTCGCTTTACGGCGGCGAGGAGGTGGTGTATAAATGCGTCACGTTCAGAAAAGAAGAGATCGTCTTGCCCTCGGGCATGACCCTCAAGTATCCGAACTTACGTAACGAATACGACAAAGAAACAAAGCAACGCAATTGGGTGTACGGTGAAGCTGGCGTCAAGCCAACCAAGCTGTACGCTGGGAAGATAACGAACAACATCGTGCAGGGAACTGCGCGTGTGGTGATGACAGACGGCATGCTACGGGTGGACAAGAAGTACCCCGTGGTGGGCACAGTGCATGATGAGTTGCTCTGTGTCGTGCCTGACGCTGAGGTCGAGGGAGCCAAGGACTGGGTGCTGGAGCAGATGATCGCTCAGCCCAAGTACATGCCCGGCATACCGCTGAACTCAGAGGTCGGTGCACACCGCCGTTATGGATTGGCAAAAGGTTAACAACAGGAGAAAGCGAATGAAGCAACTGACACTACCCAAGAAGATCAAAGTGGGGGAGAACTGGTACAGCGTGGAGATCGCGGAAGCGATGCGTGAGCGTCTGTACATGGGCGAGGTGCACTACGCCAAGCGCACCATCACACTGGCGCGTAAGTCGTACCACGGCATACCGCTGAAACTCTCGGCACTGCAAGAGACGTTCTGGCACGAGCTGACACACGCCATACTTGAGAGCATGGACCGCCCTGACCTGAACAACGACGAGAACTTCGTCGAAGAGTTCAGCAACAGGCTCAGCAAAGCAATTCAATCTGCGAGGTTTTGATGACAGTTAAATGGTCACATTCAGCGCTCAAGGACTACGAAGGTTGTCCCCGGCGCTACCACGAGGTGAAGGTCTTGAAGAAGTACCCCTTCCCAGAGACTGAAGCCATCCTGTACGGCAAGGAGCTGCACGCGGCAGCGGAGTTCTACATCAAGGACGACAAGCCCCTGCCGCCCCAGTTTGAGTTCGTCAAGGACATGCTCGATGCGCTCAAGTCCAAGCCCGGTCGCAAGCTGTGTGAGCACGAGATGGGCGTGACGGCCGATCTGCGCCCTTGCGGGTTCATGGACAAAGATGTGTGGGTGCGCGGCATTGCCGACTTGCTCATCATCGACGATGACAACTTGACAGCTCGCGTGGTGGACTATAAAACGGGGAACAACAAGTACCCTGATCGGGAGCAGCTACGGCTGATGGCTTTGATGGTGTTCGTGCACTTCCCGCACATCCGCAAAGTCAGCGGTGGTCTGCTGTTCGTGGTCAAGAACGACTTGGTCAAGGCCAGCTTCTTGCGCGGTGAAGCCGAGGAGTACTGGTGGGATTACCGGACACGCGTCGCCCGCATTGAAAAGGCGCATGAGACCGGGGTATGGAACCCCAAGCCCACACCGCTATGCGGCTGGTGTGCCGTTAAAACCTGTGAACACAACCGAAAGAGAGATTGATATGGCAACGAGAGACTACAAGAAGGAATACAAGCGTGATCTGGAGACCGGCAAGTCCGGCCCCGAATCGGACCAGCATGAGCGCCAACGTGCGCGGCGTGCATATGACAAGAAAGGCGTTGACCGTGCAGGCAAAGACATCGACCACGTCAAGCCCCTACGGGCTGGCGGCAAGTCAACGCCGGGCAACCTGAGACTGCGTGCCAAGAAAGCCAATCAAGGCGACAACAAATAATCACCGGAGAAAGCAGTGGACATCATCGACAACAAAGCCGTTGTCTTCAGAACGCGCAACCCCGACAAGTACCGCATCATCCCCAAGCACAAAGTCATCGAACGCGATGACGGCAGCTTCGATGTTGCTGTGTACTGGGGCTTGGACGAAGCGCGTGTCCTGAAGAATCTAGGCGTGAAAGACATTCGGTCACCCATCACTCGGCGCTACGACTGGCCGGGGCGTTACAAGCCGATGGAGCACCAAGTGGATACCGCATCGTTCCTCACCATGCACAAGCGTGCGTTTTGTTTCAACGATCCCGGCACAGGCAAGACGCTTGCAGCGCTGTGGGCCGCTGACTACTTGATGAAGCTAGGCTTCGTGCGGCGTGTGTTGATACTGTGCCCACTGTCAATCATGCACTCAGCATGGCTCAGTGATCTGAACAACAGCATCATTCATCGTTCGGCCATCGTGGCGCATCACAACAAGGCATCACGCCGGATCGAGATGATCCAGCAAGACTACGAGTTCGTGATATGCAACTACGATGGGCTGAACCTGATTGCCGAGGAGATCGTCAACGACGGCCGCTTTGATCTGGTGATTGTCGATGAGGCCAACGCCTACAAGACCGTGACCACCAAGCGCTGGAAGACGCTCAAGTCGATCCTCACACCCAAGACCCACCTGTGGATGATGACGGGCACACCGGCATCGCAGTCGCCTGCTGATGCGTACGGGCTGGCCAAGTTGGTCAACCCCGACAACGTGCCGATGTTTTACACAGGATGGCGTGACTCGGTGATGAACAAGATCACGCTGTACAAGTGGGCCCCCAAGCCTGATGCGCGTGACCGTGTGTTCAATGCGCTGCAGCCAGCGATCCGGTACTCCAAAGACCAGTGCCTTGACTTGCCGCCAGTGATGACGCTTACCCGTGAGGTGCCGCTGACTCCGCAGCAGGCCAAGTACTACAACCTGCTCAAGGACCAGATGCTAGTGCAGGCGGCTGGAGAGGTCATCACAGCGGTCAATGCCGCTGCTATGCTGAGTAAGCTGCTGCAAGTCAGTTGCGGCGCTGCGCTCACGGATACCAAAGAGGTGGTGGAGTTCGACGCCAGCCCCCGGCTTGGCGTGCTGGAAGAAATTCTGGAGGAGACATCGCGCAAGGTCATCATCTTCGCGTTGTTTCGCGCCAGCATCGAGACCATCCAGCGGCACCTGACATCCAAGGGCATCACCAACGAGTGCATCCACGGCGGCGTGTCTGCAAACAAGCGCGGCGACATCATCCACCGCTTCCAGACCGACCCCGACCCAAGGGTGCTGGTCATGCAGCCTGCGGCCACAGCGCACGGCATTACGCTGACTGCCGCTGACACCGTGGTGTTCTACGGCCCGTTGATGAGCGTGGAGCAGTACATCCAGTGCATTGCCCGTGCCGACCGCAAGGGCCAGAACTCCGACAAGGTGACAGTCTTCCACATCCAGAGCTCCCCAGTGGAGGTCAAGATGTTCAAAGCCCTCGGAGCGAAAGTAAGCGATAGCTCACTTCTGACTGAGATGTTTACCCTTGAAATAAATTCTTGAAAGGGGGTTGCGCCACCAAAAAACCCATGTAAACTGTCCAACGCTTGACAAAAATATAGGAGAAAGCAATGACTGAAGACATCGAAGAAGCACCGGAAGTTGAAGCAATTCCGCTCGACAAGCTGGTCGCCATTCACACCAAGATCAAGGCCAAGATGGAAGGCCTTGATCGCCAGCTCGCTGAGCTGGATGAGCAGCGCACACAGGTGCGCCTCGCTATCAAAGACCAGATGAAGGCCCTCGGCCTGACATCGGTCCAGACCTCCACGGGAACCGTGTCGTTGATGAAGAAGACGCGCTACAACACACAGGACTGGGACTCGTTCAAAGCATTCGTGCTTGAGCATCAAGTCGTGGACCTGTTGGAGAAGCGCATCGCCCAAACCAACATGGCACAGTTTCTGGAAGAGAACCCCGGTGTTCTGCCGCCGGGGCTGAACTCAGTCACTGAGTTCGACATTCGTGTAACCAAAGCAAGAAAGTAACGCAATCATGAGCAACATTACGCTTTTCAATTCGTCCAACGTCCCCGCATTTGCTCGTAACAACGAGTTGTCTGACACAGCCAAGGCCCTGACGGGCGGCGGTGCTGGTGTATCGACCAAGCGCATCTCCATCAAAGGCGGCGTGTTCCGTCTGGTGGCAGGTGGCAAGGAAGTCGCCGCCATCGAAGACCGTCACCTTGATGTCATCATCGTCCGTGCTGCCCCCAAGGTCAGCCGCATCTTCTACGCTGGCGCTTACAACGCCGAAGCGATTGTGCGTCCTGACTGCTGGAGCAATGACGGCGAGAAACCTGACACAAGCATCGCTGCTCCACAGAGCAAGACCTGCATGGGTTGCCCACAGAACGAAGCCGGTTCCGGTAACGGCAACAGCCGTGCCTGCCGCTTCCAACAGCGCCTTGCTGTTGTGCTGGCCGACAACCCTGAAGGTGATGTGCTGCAACTGACACTCCCAGCTACCAGCATCTTCGGCAAGGAAGATGGCGACAAGCGTCCCCTGCAAGCCTACGCCCGCTTCTTGGCAGCGCAGACACCTCCGGTTAATCCCGAGCAGATCGTCACGCGCATGAAGTTCGACACCAAGGCCGAGTCTCCCAAGCTGTTCTTCGCGCCTACGCGCTGGCTGACAGATGATGAGTACCCGATCGCTGTGACCCAAGGCGACTCTGACGATGCCAAGAAGGCAACAACCTTGACCGTGGCGCAAGCTGACGGCGTGAAGGCCGCACCGATGGCTATCCCCGGCGCTGCCCCCAAGCCCGTTACCAAGCCCATGGGCGAGCTGATGGACGAGGACGCGGCTGAGGCTGTGGCTGAAGTCAAGGCCGCTAAGCCCAAGGCCAAAGCCAAGGCTGAACCCGAAGCTGAAGCGGACGAGCCGGAAGTGCGCAAAGAAGGTGCCAGAGGCGCTGCTGTGCCAGCCAAGAAGTCCAAGCTGGCTGACATCGTGTCCGATTGGGATGATGAGTAGAACTTTGTACCTACACTACAGGGTTTCGGCCCTGTTTTGGAGAACCTATGAAACAGTACAACA